GGCGTGAGTGTCCCAGCGCCGTCGGCGGTCCAGATCAACGCGGCAGGAGCGAAAGAGACCAGCCCGCTTCCGACGATCGTGCTGGCGTTACCCGAGCAGCCGTAGACGATCGCTGAGATGCCTCCCGAAGCGAGACCGAGGTCTGTGCCGTCCGCCCATACCGGGCCGCCGGTCCACTTGACGCCGTGGTCGTCGCCGCCGGTGATCTGTCCGACCCCGACAATGGTTGAACCATCGATCGAGACCGCGTGAGCCTCGCAGTTATTGCCGCTGAACCCAACAAGGGCGGTGAGTTCCCAGGACGGCCCCGCGTTCCAGGCGCAGGCATGGTGGAATCCGGAGGAGTCAACGACGTAGCCGACAATGGTGCTGTCGTCGTAGGAAATCGCCTGGGCGCTCCCGCCGAAACCCAGATCAGGAAGCGCCGCGATCGTGACAGTGGTACCCCGCGTCCAGACGACGGCGCGTAAGACGCTTCCAGAGTCGACGGCCCCGCCAACGATATAGAGTGCGTCGTACGAGCATCCGCTCGCCGCCCCACTCGAGCCCCCGGCAAGATTGACGAGAAGATGGATCCCGAGACTGTCCCAGTAGCAGCCGCGCTCATTTGAGCCCGAGTCGACCGCAACGCCAACGATGATTGACGTCGTCGCGCTCGCGCCCGTCGCTGCAACAGTCGAACCTCCAACAGGCGCGGCGAGCAGGATCGGTGTATACATCAGGACACCAACTGGCTCGGCGGCAAAATCCAGTATCCGCTGATCTGTTCCGCGTTGAACATCGAAGTGATCTGCGCGATGCCGCCGGCAATCCTCAGGACAGAGCCGACCGAGGAGGACGGAAAGACCTGAACTGACGAGGTAAAGGTGACCGGCCCGGAGGTTGACGATGCAGAGATCGGTACGTCTGGGGTGAGCATCTCATTCTGGAGGCCCGCGTCGACGCACCAGGGTTGCTCAGCGGTCTCCCAGATCCGGTTATCCATTCGCTCGATAACGTAGGCCTGACCCCCTCCCCATTTGCGCTGGGCGACGACGTACAGTGCATCGACCGGTGGTTCGGTGACCGAAGCAACGGAGACGAACTGGCCGGCAGTGTCGTGGCGTGCCCACCCGAAAACCTCCTGCTCCTTCACATAGGTAAACGAAAGCAACACGCCGTCGCACCGGATGGCCCAGATCACCCGGTTTGGTCTGACACAGTAGGCCCACTGCGAAATATCGAAGCCCTGGAACAAGTGGCTTGAGAGAACAGTCTGGTCGGTCGTCGGGAAATTGTTGCTGAAATAGCTGTAGACCGCGCTCCAGATCACGCTTCCGAGGACGTCGACAAACAGTATCTCGTTCTGGATCTGGATTGGTTGGACCAAAGGCGAGATGCCTGAGAAGTTCTGCGATAGCGCCTGTTGAGAGGAGGGCGTCACCGGCTGCGGATTGAGCAAACTACCGCCTGTGCCGGTGACCTGCCACAATCCGCCGCCGGTCATAACGAGGAGAACCCCAGAGACCTGCAGCATCCACTGAATACCATTGACCTGCTGTCCCCACGGAGTACCGGTAATCGAGTCGGTCGCCTGGCTGATCGGGGAGACGTCGAAGTTGGTAAACAGCCCCGGCTTGGACATCCAATAGGTGTCGGGTTGATTGAGCGAGTTGGCGTACACCCGGCGCTGCTGGAAATAGGCCGCAGCACTTGGATACGTACCGGTCGTCGGGCCGATGGTGACAACCCCGGTCGCGCCCTGGCCGTCGCCGGAGATGATCAACTGATCCCCGGGTTGGTAGTTCTCCCCGGCGTCTTTGATGATGATGGCCTGAAGAACCCCGGCGATGAGGATGCCGTCAAAACTGGCCCCGGTGCCGTTCACCGACTCGACGACAAAGCCGCCCACCGTATAGCCAGACCCACCGTTTGTCACCTGGACCGCAATGACCTGGCCGGGCGCGAAGGGGTCAAGATGGGTCGGCGGCGTTACCGACGAGTCAGCAACGATATTCGAGTCGACGAACTCCGTGCCAAAGGTCGAACCGACAAAACTGAAGATCGCCCCGATCGGCACCGGGTTGGCGAACACGTTATTGCCACCCGTGTTGTACGACGTGGGGGCGCGGTAGATATTGTATTGGACGGCGTCCTCGGTCGGAGCCCACTCGATGATGTTCGAACCAGCAGTAATCGCCATATCGACGCCGCTGGTTATGTTGGTCCGGGCCGAAGCGATGCTTTCCTGCCCTTTGGCGTTAACTGCGGTGACAACGTACGCATAGGCGCAAGGCTGCACCGTCGGACTGGTGCTTTGCGTCGGGAAATTTGTCGGAGACGAGAGCAGCCCTCCCGGAGGCGTCTGCTGACTGTCAAAGTCAGTTTGGGTGAGGGTCCAGTTGTTGTCCGAGATGCGCGCGAGGTCGTACGGCGGATAGTCGGGATGGACGAACGACATCACGTCGGCGGATTGAGTGAACTTCAAAAGTGCGACATCGTTGCCCGCCCATGGCGTGCTGAGGACGTAAACCTTTGCCGCAGCGCCCCCAGCTATGTAGGCCGGAAACCCGGAGGTGTTCACTCCGTTTACGCCGTCCAGAGTGAGTAGGCGGAACTGATCCGAGCCGAGTGGGCCGATAATGAAGTAACGATTGTTGAGCGGTACCATCCCCTGGATGTCGTACAGGAAGATCCAGTCTCCCGTGGTCCATCCCGCCGCGTCGGCGCCCGGAACCTCGATGATCCCTGGTGCTGACTGGGTGATACCGCTGATGTTGAGCGGCGCCTCGACCACGGCTGCGCCGTTGGTGAAGAACCGCATGTAAGTCGCACCAAGTTCCAGGATAAAGCCCTGGGTGACGCTATATTGGTAAGTAATGATGCGAGGCGGAGCAATCCCAGGAGCGGCGTAGGTCAACGAACGGAGGATGTATTCGGTGCCGGCGCGGGAGTATGCGCCGCCCCTGTAGTTGATGTATAAATTCCTTACTGTTGTGACGGCCAAGGAATATTTGCTGAAGTCCACGCGACCGTATAGAGCAGGCGCTATCTCGCCAGCACTGAATGCGGGCTGAATGAACGATACGGTCACTTAGAACACCGTGCCGTCAGCGAAGGCGATCGAGGCCCAGCCGTTCCACAGAATACCAGGACCGTTCAGGCCGCCCCACCCAGCAGCACCGGCACCCCTCACCGTAATCCAATCCGGGATGTGATCCTGCACGGAATTAGATTCATTTCCGTTACTTTGTCTGGCATCCGCAATGGTGCTCTTGGCGATCGAGATGGCCATGTTCATCTTGGCCATGGCTTCTTTCGGGTCGTCGAGAATTGCCGTGGCCGTGCGGGAAGCCAGAAGCGCCGCCATGGCCTGCTGAAACGACGGGTCCCAGACATTGGGTTCATCGATCCGCGCCGTGTAGACCAACTGAGCATTCCGTACGTTGGTCAGCACGACCACCCGGGTCTTGATGCCGTGGCCCTGAGCATTGCCGAAGTCGGGAAGTTGATTCCAGTTGGTGATCGCGCCCTGAAGCCCAGGGATTGCGTCGTTTGAGATCAGGAACGGGGCCGGCGTGACCGGGACATACCAGTACGGATAGGCGTTACCCGCAGTTGTCAAAGGCGGATTGGGCACCTGCGACGATTGCAAAAGGTTGAGCGGCACAAAGCGCGCCTGCATGCAGTCGACCGGGTAGTCGTAGGAGAAAGTGAAATTCCCCATCCCTGGGGTCCCGGTTCCAACAAACTGATTGGACTGGACGCCTGTGCGATCCTCAAGCAGAGCCAGATTGGCTTGCTTCCTCGCGAAATTCCAATGAACACCCCGAAGCAACTCTTGCATCGCCGGGACGTAGTTGCGCAGCATCGCCCGGGCCGGCTTGGTGCCTTCCTCCAGGTCGCCAATGGTGTGAGGACTTCCGAGCAAATCTAAGGCCCGGTTCGCGATGTCGGCAGGTTCGAGGATCATCCCGGCCTCGCTTGCGCGGTCATGACCGCCTTATCCGTATCCTGGTCGGCCATCTGAATCCGGTTCGGGTCGGCCGGCAGCCATTTCTGGAACTGCACCGCCAACGCATCGATCAGCGCCTCAGTAAAATTGGAATCCTGCCACTGATTGGGGTCGGTCACGCGGGCGGTGATGACCGCGTTGGCCCCGAACAAATTGGTCAGCACCACTTTGTTTCCACTTGCCGTATCGTCCGCAGTGGTGAACCGCGTGAACATTGGCGTGAACGCGGGGATCACGACCGAGGTGGGCCGAAGGGAGCGGATTTCGATGCAGTTGGCAGGGTAGGCGTACTCCAGGACCCAGGGGACCGGAGGATCAGTCACAGGATTCCACGCCCGGTTTGGGCCGTATCCCCCTGGGGGCGCCGTCTTCAGAGGAGCCCCTAGAGAGACCTGCTGCCTTAGGAACGGCCAGTCTTTGGCGCCGAAGAGGTTATCCCTGGTTTGTCCGTAAAACTCCAAGGCAGCACGGGAGGCGGCGCTGCCTTCAAAGATGTTCCCAATCCGGGTCGGGTAGCCTGACCGCATCAGAGCAGAGTTGAGCAGGTCCTCTGGGGTGACGGTCACGAGTCACGGTCCTTCATCGCCTGCCCTATGCCGCCCGCCTGTTCCAACAGTTTCTGAGCGAAGTCAGGGCGTCCCGCGTTCGACATCGAGAGGATGGAGCCCATGTAGCGGACCAGTTGCTCCTGGAATCCGGCGTCCATCTGATCGACCGTGACATTGTTCGACGAGTAGACGAGGCTGGCGGACGCTGTGCCGGTCCAGATCACGGTCTGGGTGACATCTCCGTTGACGAAATTACCGACATCCCATCGAACCGGTTGTGGGTCGTACTGGTCCCAGGTTTCGGGAACGACCTGACGAACACGCTGACAGTCGGACGGGTAGGCGTACTGATAGGTCCAGTTGAGCGCTGGCGTCCCTGCCACGGGAGTTAGCACCACCTCGGTCCGGCAGAACTCGAAGTCCTCCTGACGGAGCAGCATGTTGAGCGCGGCCTGGTAGATTGTGCTCGCATAAACGCCCTGCACATTGTCGGACAGGCTCGTTATCGGCTGTCTTGAGGCGATCTCGACCAGGGACCGGTTGACCAGATCCAGTTCAGTGGCCATAGGCGCCCTCCCAACAAATGGAGGTCACATGACCCGATTCCTGGTTCCGGCGACCGCGCTCCTGGGCGCAGCGGCTTTCGCCGTTTCGATCTTCGGCGTGCATCCCTTCGCGCAGGCGCAGCTGACCACCCAACCGCCAACGATTACTGAGCCGCAGCAGCTCAATAACGGCATCGCCTCGACGATGCAGTTCCTGGGCGCGGTAAAGGCCAGCATGG